CTTGTAATATAGAGCTCCGGGGCATGCTCGGCCCCGGACACAGTCCAAATTGAGCAATCGGTCGGATCGGTAGGCTTTCTCGCCCCCCCTTCGCAATTTAATGCACACGGTCCTGGTGATCAGCAGCGCGCGTACGCGCTGGTGTCCCAGCTCCCTGTTGAGGGTAGGAGAGGAGGTTTGGTTGGGTTCCGCTAGGTTCCCAGGCCATCCGTCTTTACGAAAGTTTCATGGTTAATCGGCAAACCCCATGAAAATTTTCTTCTGAACTATAGAGCACGAAGCTGTGAGCAGCACGCCGCGGGACTCGATCAACGTCGATGTCACCGCGGCAGCCTTTCCGCTGTGGGGGGGGTCCGGTGTGGCAAGGGTGATGTTCCCCTACCGCACTAAACATACGGAATACGAGTGTTCATTCTCGTAGTCCATAGGGCCCCCCACTGGTCCAATTCACAGCTACTACTCCGGTCAAGGGATGGAACAGGTTCCACCCCCGGAGATACAAAACTCATCCGTCTAGTCACATGCAGACGAAGCGATCTGTTGTTCCGTTTTACGCGAGTCACCCCGTAGGGGTCGCTTGTCACAGACGGTACTGCGGGTCGTTTTTCTCAGACCACGCGTGGGGAGTTTATCGGGTCGCCCCAAGGACCTGAGGCTCCATCCGGAGCCGGATGAGTTTAACGTCGTCCCAGGACGTCGGTTGTAAAATACGCAATATAAGGAAGGCCTTAGGCAACGTCAACCTTCTCCGCGGACTGGAGGAAAAGCTTCAAGGCGTTCTCCCGGGTGTCATCAGGCACCTCGGGCATCAGCCGAATCAGCACAGACCTCAAGGAGTCCGGGAGCGGGAGAGGAGGGAGCTGGCCCCCATTCAACTTCTTGTTCCTCTCTGTGAAGAGAGAAATGAGCATGTCGAAGATGGGGACGATTCCGTTCTCCGCCGCGAAGATCCGCGTGCGCAGGTTCGCCATGTGTGAACCAATCGGGAGTGGGAGCTTGAAAAGCTCCTCCTTCAGATCGGAATACTCAGGACGATCAAGCGTCGGGCGCGAGACCACGAAGGAAGACGAGGCACCGGACCTCGAGGGCACCACAAGCCACTCCTGACTATCGTCGGGGATGGCCGAGGCGCCGGGGAGGGCCGGGTAAAAGGGTCCGAGGGTGACGGCGTGGGCGTAAGCGCTTTCGATGGCGCTGACGCGGTCCTCGCCCCTGGCCTCGTACCTCCGGCCGCAGCACTCGTAGATGACCTTGTAGTCGACCTTGTCGAAGCCGACCGTGACGAGCCGGAAACGGTCGCCATGGGTCTGCTTGACGCGGTCGCGCAGAGTCGTCCACGGGGTGCGGGGGGAGGGGTCGGCAACCGTGATGGTGGGCGTATAGTCCTTGACAATGTTAAAGACGTAAGCGCACCGGTCGGCCGCCGAGTAGGCCATGTGAGCGGGGTCACTCGGGTCCGCGTCGTCGAGAGGATCACCAGTCTGGTCGGAGCCGGCGAGCGTGAGCCCGTCAGTCCCGACAACACCGGTGAACTCGACCTCGTACTCGATGAAGACCTCGCCCAAGGGGGCAACACCGCTCCCGTCGACGGGCCCCGTGTAGGGACCGTCGGTAGCGCCCAAGATGACCCCCTGCACCGTGCGGTCAAGCTCGTTGCGGAGGATCGTCTTCTGCTGGAGGCGAATCGCGGAAACGCGACGGCCCTGCAGCTGGGCGATGTTGAGGGCGGTGCCCGGCGGGGTAGGCCGGGTGCCGGAGGGGAGGGCCGTAGAGTTCGCCGCGAGGAACGTGTTCAACTCGTTTTCGTAGTTACGAAGCGTGTCGAGCAAATTCTCGCTAGTGAACTCATCGGACTGGTCCTGGTGGAGGGAGACCCCCGTCTTGTAGTTAGAGTACCACTTGAGGGCGGCCTCGCCCAGAGGTTTTGCGACCTCGAGAGCGATGCTACCCCAGACGGGGCCAAAGGCGGCCGCGGCGAGCGCGCCGATGCCCTGGTAAAGGGCACCGGCGATGCCACCCTCGTCCTCGGGAACCATGATCTTCTCCATGGCATCTGACATGGAGGAGGTAGGGTTGTACCCAAGGGCGAGAGCGGCGGGCTCGCTTGTAGACGCCGATGAAGCCGAGAAAACCCGGGTCTTCTTGAACCGGTAGCGCTGGTACGGCGCTCCGATCTTGGCGAGGACGCCCCCAATGTAATAGGGGGCCATGAGAATCCCAGGGACCGAGGAACCGGAGCTAGTCGTGAAGACATGCCCGTTGGTGTTCCTCAAGATCGCCTTCTGGAGGCGCTGACGCCCCACAACGGTGATGCTCATGTTGCCATCCTTATCCATGTTTCGGGATCGGATCTGGGCAAACTCCTGCTGACCGGAGACCATGGCTCGCGCCACAGGGACCTCCTGGAACTGAGTCCTTGTCGGCGCGTGGCCGATGATCGCGGGGATCACCGACTTGGCCGACTTAGCCTTGTTCTTGTTCTTGCGTGCCTGCTTAGGTTGAGGCGAAACCATTTGCTTCTTCTTTTGTTTGGACATCGTTGGAATTCGATGTTGGTTCAGTATGGGGTACCGGGAACCAAACCGGGACTGTACATCTGGTGAAAACCGGAGAGGTGAGTAGGAGACTACCCCCGCACTGGGGGTGGCGCGTTCTCTACGCGCTATAGATCTCTTTCCTCACTGACGCCGGATGAGCCGTGCAGTCTCTTGACGTTTTGTTTAGTACGGAACTTTACTCCCGACCGCCCATAGTCAGGAAACCGTTTTGGTCAATTACTTCACCAAACCCCATAACCGGTCTTGCTCCGGCTTCCCGGGTCCCCCTCACGGGAGCCCAGGCGAGAGGACGCCGAAGCGTCCCCTAAAGGAGAAGGTCCCCCCGCGCGAGCTGAGGATGTTGCTCGCTGGGGAAGACAAATCCACCCCTCTGCTCGATCTTCCTCACATCGTCGCTGCTGATGAAGAGATCCCTGAAGAACAGGAGCCTCATCTTAAGAGCAAGCTGCCGGACCGCGGGATCGCGGATCTCGGAAGCCTGCTTCATCTGCTTGACGAGCCGGAGCGTGAGCGACTTGAGAGTCGTCGCGCCCCGGTAGACCGAGCCACCGAAGAGGGGTGGCATTGTAACGAGGCCGTCAAAGGCCCCACCAGGCACACCCTGCCAGGGGTGCTCCAAGGGCGGCAGGTCAACCTGCAGGTCATACCCATGGAACACCCCTGAGCCTTGCAGGGGGTATACCCGGTCGATCTCCTGGAGAACTTCAGGAGGCAACTCGGGCGCCCGGTTTTGATCGGTGATCGGCGGGAGCGGCGGGAAGGGGGGGAGCCGGTCCGTGCGGTAGAAGAGCTGGCAGCGCCAATGCGCCGCGATCTCCTCGACCGTCACGGGACGAACCGACTTCCTCCAATCCGTCGCAAGGGTGGACTGAGAGAGCTGCCTAAGGCTCATCGGGTCCGCCCGATACCCAAACCGCGCGTAGAGCGTCATCCTCTCGAAAGCGCCGTCCAGATCCGAAAGGTTCTGGTTAGCGTTGGGCACGTAGTCACCGTAAACACGGTCCACGGCGCGCAGGTCCGAAAGGACCTTCGCAGCCAAGGTTGACTTCGTGCCCCCCTTCATGAGGTAGAGCGTGGCTCCCAAACCCTGAGGGGAAAGGAAGTTCCGCGCCAAAAGACGCTGGGGACGCGTGATGAAGGTGTCCGCCGTCGCCAAGCGGATGTCGAGGCCAATGCCACCCATGTGGACAGGGAGATACCAGTTAGGCCGAATGGGAACTCGCGAACCCACCGACTTACCCGAGATCTCGTAGACGGATTTATCCGCCCAACGAGACATCGCCTCCGGAATGCACGAAGCAATCCAGGGGGTCCCCCCGTCCGGGTTGCAGATGCGGTTGAGCTCCCGCGCCACCTCAGTAGGACTCGCAAACGAATCGCCGGCTTTCACCGACTGACCCGTCACGAGCCGCTGATTGAGGTAGTGCTGACGCCGCATCAGCCCCGATTTCCGCTCTTCTTTAAACATCTGGGAGTTAATCTGGACGCAGTCCGGGGAGAAGTAATTCTTCCCGACCGAAGGGATCAGGCCAACGTCGCGGCAGGTCGCGGCCCAGATAGGGTAGAGTGAGGTTGGCATCTTGCAAGCAACGTCATCGCCATTGATCATGACGGAACGCGCGAGCCAAGCCTTGACCTCCTCAAACCCATCTAGCCAGCGACCCTCGCGCACAAGGGTCTCCCTCCAGCGGTCCAACGCAACCAAAAAGGCCGAGAGGTTGATCACGCAGAGAAGAGGAAAGCTCAAGGGGTGACCCATGAGCTGACCCTCCTCCATGTAACCATCAGGGATCTCCACTTTCGTGAAGCCCCCCTCGGCGCCCTCGTCATCGACCTTCAGGACCGGGTATTTAATCCGGGCCGGGAGGAAGGAGGCGAGGGCGACAGGCCCTAGGCGCGGGAAGGCCTCGACCGAACCTTGGACAGCGGCATGAGTAGCCGCCATCTTCAGGTTATCGGTGGCAGCGGAGAAATCCCCACTGTTCCACCAACAAGGGTCGGAGCCGTCCGGACCAAAAACTTCCAGGAGCCCATTGACTTCCAGAAGGGCTTGTAAAGATTTATTATGCCGAGACACGCGGTTAGCCAGATCCGCGTCTTCGGTGAGCATCGTCGAGTACCCCGACTCTTTCCATCTCCGGATCATGTGACCCTGGAGCTGGGAGAGGAGGACATCGCGAGGTAAGCTGCCAGGGGTGATGGTGCGGACTTTGAAGCCCGCCTCCTCCAGCGCGACTGCCTTCGCGGTGTTCCCAGAGAGTGTACGACGTACCCGGTCGTCGCCACCACAGTCGTGACCCTCTACCACCGCCTTCTTGAAGATGAACTCCTCAAAAGCGGTATCAGGGGGAAACGGCGTCGTAGTGTACGTCGTCGGGCGCAGCTAGCCTATCTCGACACTTAGCCGCGTGACCTTGTCCCCGTCGAAGGGGCCGAACCGGCTTGCGCCGGTCCAGAGGTCACGATCCTCGAGGAGGGGGAGAGCCTCTGGGCTCAGAACGTGCGAGGGTTCCGCCGCCGACCAACCAGTCGGCGCGCGTGCCTCTTTTACGCTCGAGGCTAACGCCTCATCCACCTTCGAGAGAACATCAGGGCCAAAGCACTCATGCGCAGCGGCAACACCGCGCTCGTAACCAACCACAGCTTTCTTGACGAGAAGCTCGCGGTGAGAAACGAGGGCGTGCTGAACAGCGCGCAGGAGGCCGAGGCCCTTAACGTCCCCTTTCCCGAGGACGTCAGGGATGGGGTTGGAGATCGCGGTCTTGCCACCGTCCGCACGGGACACTTGGTTGCACGACCGGTCACCCGGGGCGGGGACGCCCAGTTGGCTTTCGAGGGAAATCACTTCCCCCCTAAACACTGACTTAAGCGCCCCCGTCTCGGGATCCTCCTTCCACCCGGACACCTTACGAGCCTTCCCTTGACTCCACAGGATGTTACGCGAGACCAAATTGATCATCCGCATGATGTCCAGTGGAACGGGGCTCTTCTTGGTGCCCAACAACCTACGGTGCTTTGTGAGCGCCGCGATAATCAACTTAACGCCTCCCCCGGGCCAAGCCTGGGGACACCCCTTTTGCAAGGAGTAGGCGACAGTCAACTCGCGGCGGGCGCAGACCCGACCAAAGAACGTTCCTAAGAACCCTACGAAAAGGTTCCCAGGGACGTCCTTAACCACCTGAGGGACATCTGGTAGCTCGGGGCTGCGCATCACGCGGCTCAGAATCACATCCAGGTGGAACTTAACACCACCCTTGAGGTCATCCTTGAGGTCGTACTGACACAGCTTCTCTGTTGTTTGACACAGAGAGCGGTTAAAACGTCCGTAATCCTTATCGGAAAACAGTCCGTCTGGCCTGACGGACCGACGCGCGATAACCAAACGCGCGACGGACTCCACGATCTTGAGGATCGCTGGGCTTGCGCCCCGACAGCGCTCTTTAACAAGCGCCATCGTCGTAGACAGACAGTGGGAGATGGACCTCGTGGACACAGTTCCGCCCCCCTCTCGCACGGTTTGCTGCCGAAGCAACTCACCATACAATTTCTGAATGCCAGTCCTCTCAGGACCAAGCTCTCGACTCCCTGCACCGGTAGAGTCGTCTTCTTGTTTTATCTCTAGAACAATAGAAGATGAATTGGCGGGGCCGGAAGGCCTCCTTGTGGGCACCTCTTGACGTTGGGAAACTGACGTCATTATGTG